AGGTAGGGCATAACCCATTAGTTAATTTTGTTGATAAATTAAATGCTTTCCCAAAAGGACCTTGTCCGAACATGTTTTTCTTTTCTCCTATATTTAGTTTTATCTGGAATTGTCTTTGGTGTAAAGAACTTTAAAATTCTAGCTATTGGATTTCTTTTATTCAAGGATGAGTTTTTTGATTGTGTATGAGCCATCTATGTTTTCCTCCAGTTCTGCCTTGGATTTAATACATTTATATTGAATAGATTTTCCTTTAGATGTTCTTTCTGCTACTCGTTTATGTTTAAGACAATCACTTAAAGTGGCTTGTATTCTATGTTCTTTAATCTCGTGGTTAATTATCATAAGTAGGGCAAAAATTGTCTCTATCATTTAACATATCCATTCTGTACTTTTAAATTTCTATGTTCTTCTTGAACTTTTTCAAGAGTTGTTTGTAGCTTCTCAATTTGTTTTTGTAAGAACTCAATATTAACTTTATTGTGCATACCTTCTTCTATTTGCTTTTGTATCTGTTCTATTTGACCTGACATATGTTCTATTAACATAAATTGTTCGGAATCTGCAGGAAGTGATCCTAATTCTCCACGAGGCCACTTGATTCTAAATTCATTATTCTTTTCTATATCACCAGAAAGTCTTTCTTGTACTTGTTCTAAATCTTTTTCTAAAAGTGTGCCTTTCGTTTCTAAATTATTTAATCGTTCTACAACTCCAAAATAAGACCAAACACCTAAACCAACTGCTGCCACAATGGACAGTAGATTACGCATAGGCATAGAAATTGCTGTGTTATCTGATATTTTCATTTTCTTATAATATGTTTTCTTAATGCTCTAACTAATCTTTCAATATTGTCAATAATATCAATCAGAGTTTCATCTTTAATAAACTGTTGATCACGTTTTAATTCATCATACTCTCTTAAAGGAATAGTTACAGTTCTTCTTGATGTAACTTCATTCTCATAACTAGCATCAATTGCTGCTTGTTTATCTTCGCGATCACTCATTTATGCACCATCTTCATTCCAATAACAGCTCTTTGGTTTAAAGAACTCTTTCTCTCCTATAATTTTATTTTTTTCAAGCATATCAAAATATGGAGATTTTAAATCCTCGAACGCATCTGCCCATGTTCCTTGGGTAGCAGCTTTTGAATATTCCGTTGCTCTTCCCTCAAAAAAATTCATATGCTCAACGGCATTTAATATTGCATCTAACCAGCCCAAAGGATTTTTATCTACTTTATAAAGAGGTTGCATATTTAATTGGGTTAATCGTCTATTAGCAATCCATCTAATATATTGTTTAACTTCTTCGGCTTCCAAATTTTCTAGTGGTCCCATCTCAAAAGCTAAATCAATAAAAGCATCTTCCTGTGCAACAGCAATTTTGCACGCCTGGTAAATTTCGTCCTTTAGTTTAGTTGTCCAAACCTCTGGGTTTTCTTTTATCAGCTCATTGAACAATCTTATCATAGAAAGGCAGTGTAGTGATTCATCTCTGACTGACCAGGTAATGATCTGCCCCATACCTTTCATTTTATTATGTCTAGGGAAATTTAACAAAATTGCAAAACTTGCGAATAATTGAACACCTTCAGTAAAAGCGCTAAAGATAGCTACAGTTCTTGCCACATCATGAAGTGATTGAGATGTTTGTTTATTTAAATAGTCATATTTATCTTTCATAGGTTTAATTTTTAAGAACTCTGAGTATTCAGATTCAGGAAGACCAATTGTATCTAGTAAATGAGAATATGCTGCAACATGTACAGTCTCCATGGCAGAAAATACTGACAACATCATTTTAACTTCTGTCGGTTTAAATACATGCATGCAATGGCCCATGTAATAATTATTAACTTCAACATCGGCCTGGGTAAAGAATCTAAAGATTTGCATAAGTAAATTCTTTTCTGCAGGTGTAATATTCTTTTGCCAATCACGTACGTCATCGGACATAGGAACTTCTTCAGGTAACCAGTGAATCCTTTGCTGCGTTAACCACGCATCATAGCACCATGGGTATCTAAATGGTTTATATACTGGATTTCCTGATAGTAGTCCTGATTTTTTATCTATCATTTTTATTCTAGTTTAGCGTCTATTCTTTTTTTTAACTCGACTCGTTCTTTTTCAACTTCTTTTAATTGTTCTTTTAATTCAATACTTTCAGGATTTTCTCTTACAAGTTTTTTAAGCTCATAATATTGTTTTGTTAGTTCGCGATATTCGTATGTATCTATTCTAAGATTAATTTGCTCTTTTATATCTTTTATTTCTTTAGCATCTACATATCTATCATCAATAAACCAAATACCTGTGATAAATGTAATAATAAGGACGGCGCTCCCTAATGTTTTTAATATTTTCATTAATTAGGTCCCCCGCACCATGCCAGTAAAAACAAAGCCGCGAATAAAATTATTGTAAAACATCTTTGTCTTTGTCTTCGTCGATGTGCTGCTAATTTTTGAAGACGTAATCTTCGAAGCTTCAATGTCTTGTATTTCATAGTACCTACCCATTATTGACAACTTTCACATTCTCCTGAATCATCTCCAACACAGAAGTCGTCTTCAGTAGTGTATGCCTTTGGTTTACAATTGCATTTTCCACATGCGCAGGTTCCATAGACATCACCGTGTAACTCCCCGTTACAATGACAATCGTGGTGACATTTAGTGCATTTACTCATTTTTTTCCGTATTACTTATTTAGTAGCTAGTTCGTATAAGATTATAAGAACAATAATTATACCAATAGTAACTTTCTTATTGGCCACTGCTAATCCCCATAATCGTTTAGCTTCTTGCTTTATTTTTTCCATAGTTTTTCTCCTTGTTTATTCTATTGTACCCCAATTTGGTCCAGATTCATAGTCTACTTTGTTAGGAACTTCAAGGTTTACGGCGTGTTCCATCGTCTTTTTTATCTTTTCTGCATGGGCCTGCGTAGCCACAGATATATCTAGTTCATCATGTACCTGGATATGTGGAATAATTCCCTCTTTATGTAATTCTATCATTGCTTTTTTTGTCATATCCGCCGCACTTCCTTGAATTAGTTTATTTAAAGCTTTGTAAGTATATGCACGTTTGATCCCTGGTCCGTGTTCCGCGAGCGCTTGTTCGTGGGGCAGCGCCTTATGAATCCCGAACTGATTGGGCTCCCATAGATGGAACCTGCAAAGTCTTCCAAGTAAAGTTCTTATTTTTCCTGAAAATTGAGCACGCTGCATTACAGCATTCATAAGTTGTTTAACAAAAGGAACTTGACCATGATATTTTTTAAATAAATCTTCCGCAGATTCTTTATTAATTCCAAGTTCTGCCTGTAATTTATTCTTTCCCATCCCATAGAACAGGCCAAGATTTATGGTCTTGGCCTGTGATCTAGGTATATCTGCCATCTCGGATACAATGCTGTGAAAATCTGCTTCTCCTTTGTTGTACGCGTCGAGGACTTCTCCTACGCCGTATAACTTCTGCAAGGATGCATAATGCACTACAAGTCTTGGCTCTTGTTGATTATAGTCAAAACAACCCCATGTATGGCCTTCCTCGGGTATAAATAATGACCTAATAGCTGGTCCGAGTTCCTTGTTGCGTGCTGGTATTTGCTGTAAATTTGGATTTGAATAAGAAAATCTTCCAGTGACCGTTCCTCCATTATCTCCTCTTAGTTGATTAATTTCAGCATGAATTCTTCCTTTGTGATTATGTTTAATTATGGTATCAATGAATGTGGTATGGGCCTTGTTTATTTCACGAGCCTGGGTTATTAATTTCACCAGTGGGTGGGGGTGATTTTGAAGGAAATTTTTTGTAAATGAAGGAGAGCCAGTCTTTTCAGTACGGTCAAAAGGTAGGTGAAGTTTTTCAAAAACTTTGGCAATCGATCTTGCAGCCCATATTTGAACATCTACTTGTGTTTCTTTTTTTACTTGGTGTAATGCTTGCTCTTCTTTTCCAACTAATTTGGTTTTTAATTTATGAGCGTTTTCACTATCTACTCGGACTCCTAAAAAACGCATGTCAACCAAACAAGGAAAAAGATCAGTTTCCATTTTAAAAATTGCTTCCAGATCTTGAAGAGTAATTTCTTTTTTTAATTCTTGCCATAGATCTAATGTTATTTGTGCGTCTTTTTCTGCGTATGCACCCACATAAATGGCAGGTAGTTTATACATTTCTGCTTTAGGATCTACTCCCCAGCTTTTTGCAGCATCATATAAAGCTGCTTCATCTTTTCCTTGGCCCGTGTATCGCTTAGAACAATTATTTAAATCATAGCGCATTTGATTTTCATCAACCAAAGCCGATGCTATCATTGTGTCGACTATTTTACCGTTAATACTTAAACCTAACGAGCGTATCCAACACACGTCATACATGGCGTTGTGAAAAATTTTTGTGGCTGATGTACTTAGTACATCTTGAAACCATTTTAAAACTAATTTTCGATCCATATTACCACCACCTTCATGAGCAATAGGGTAATAACCACACCAATTTTTTACAGCAACAGAAATTCCTACTACATCTCCGTTTTTAACTATAGAACCTGATCCCATGCGCGTGTTTAAATTAGGATCTTTTGTTTCTAAATCAATTGCAATTTCGTCATGTTTAGATAAATCAGGAAACTCTGTTGGAGGTGTCCATTCTGTTTGTGGTTTAAATAGTGGTACTTGTATCATGAATAATCCCTTTCTATTGCCATTTGACAGTAATGAATTGCTTTTTCTAAATCTTTCTTTTGTCCTTTCTGCTTGTGCCTGCACAAATATTTTATAGCATTTCCTTCTGCGAAAGGCAAATTATTTTTATTTATAAACTCTGATGGCTGAATGACCATACATTGATAATGAGATCCTCCCACTTGTTTTTTATATACATCGCTCATATTCTAAATGCCTTATAAATATCTTTGGGTTCTACTATATGTAAATGTTCCTTGGTCCTTGTAGCGCCAACATAAAATAATCTATTAACATCATCAGGAACTTTTTCATATTCTCTTAGAGTTTGTCTGCTTAAATCAGTTAATAAAATTACATTGTCTGCCTCTCCACCCTTGACTCCATGTATTGTAGATAGTAAAATACGTGGTTTTTTATTTAATTGCTCTCCATTCTGTCTCATTTTTCTAATATAATTTACTTTTTTAGAAGGTGCATTATTGAATGCGTTATACCAGACATCGTCCACCATTAATCCATATTTATTTTTACATTGTTCTAGAGAGTAAAAACTATCCTTATCTAGAAGTACTAATGATTTTTTGTTTGTATGGGATTCATCCATATAACTATAAATTCTTTTTATTCTTGTATAATCTAAAGTTTCACCTTTTCTCCAGGATTCCCACTCAGTAATTGCTTCGTATAAATCTTGTTCGTATGATTTTTTATATTTATTTTTATAATATAATCCATTTTGATAAATAGTATTTTCGAGATCATTCAACATAGAACGAGTTCGAGCAAGCACCAACCATTCTCCTTTAGACATATCTATATGTCTAAAATCAGAATAAGTAGATAATTTTCCTTCAACAGTTTTAGGACGCCAATCTTTTGGAATTCTATTACCCACCTTATTTATGATTTTCATTGCAAATTCATGTACTTTAGCTGGAATTCTATAGGATTGAGTTAACTTAATAAATTCACCACCCAGGGTTATAAAACTATTAACATCTGCACCGGCCCATTTAAAGATAGCTTGGTCATCATCTCCCGCGATATAATTATCTGTTGATTTATCCCATATAATTTTAGCCATGTCCCATTGCATTAGAGATAAATCTTGTGCCTCATCAATAAATACTACATCAAATTTAGGACAGGTATCAGATTTAGTGAAATCTAAAATCATGTCATTAAAATCTATTAAGTTATATTCTTTTTTGTAGCTCTCTAATTCGCTTGATATAATTTTAAGTTTATCAAATTCTACATCCTGGATATGTTCTTTAAGATCGTATTGTTTTTCTAAAGAAATATTTTTTAATTTTGACAATTGAATAATTCTCAAGTAATCACTTTTAGTAGAAAAAATTCCATTCATATCCACCATATTATCTTCATAGTCCACAGGGAACGCCAATTCTTTTCCTAGAGCTTCGTAGTGGCTTCTTTGCATTACATTATCTTTTTGTATTCCTAATCTTCTAAAAGCTAGTGAATGAAGTGTTCTGAAATAAGGAAGATCATCTTCGGTTAAATTAAATTTTTCCATTGCTCTATCTCTCGCCTCATACGCAGCTTTTTGAGTGAATGCAAAATATCCAATTTTATCTGGATCAGTTTTCTTTAAATATTTATCCACCAAATTTAAAAGAGTGGTTGTTTTTCCTGTGCCTGGCGGTCCAATTACAATAGTTTTCATTTAAATCTCCTAAAAAAATTTCTCCAGAATGCAGATCGGATAATAGACACCACTGTAAAAATTAAAGCGATTCCTATGCTATCTAAAATTGTGGGATATAATCCAAACAGGGGAAAAATTGTCAATTGTATAATTATTGCAATTATGAGACCACTTCCTACATCAATAAAACTTTCAATAAAGCAACGTTTAAGCATTAAAAATTAACTTTCTTTTTAAATTGTTTTGGTTTATAATCTTCTACTTTTTTTTCAAAAGAATTTATAATAGTAACGGTTGGTCTACTCTTTCCTACTATGATTCTGTCTGTAATACACCCACAATGTTCTTTTAACATTTGACTAGTTTCTTGAAATTTAACATCCCATCTTCTTCTTTGAAGAAATCCATAAAAGAAAGAATCAAAAAGAAAGTAATGTTTTCCATCTTCCGTAAAAACACTTCCTTTTTTAATATCTTCTTTTTCAACAGTGGTGGAAGTTCGATTAGTACAAAATTCTTCTAAGTGATTTTGTAGTTGATCTTTTTTAGATGTTCCTGTAGGGGGAGATATAATTTCACGCATACTAAGCAGTTGATTTACAAGTATTTTCCAATCTTTTAATTTCATACTAGGGGGGTATATTCCAATCCCCGCAATACATGCTTCTTCAAATAAAGGTTGTTGTCTTAAATATTTAGCACTAGGAATTTTTAATCTTTTTCCATCTACATTTAAATAATAGTAAGGTTCTTCTAATTGAATCTCCTGAAGATCGCTTAGATCCGGAAACATAACTTGAGAACCTATTCCAAATTGTCTGGTTTTGCATAATTGTTTATCGCAATGATTACACATAGGGACATCATTACATTTCCATCCCCAATCTTTTTTCTCATGTTGATTTTTAATTATATCAATTTCTCTTTGTTCTAAATCTCCGATAATATAATTTTCATGAAACCATGAAATTTTTTCTTTCCAATTATTAGGCCATTTCTTTTTGGCATAAACTCCAAAGTGAAACAGAACTGCATTTCTGCCACCTTCCCCTATTTTTTCTGTGGCCAATGTTTCAATACATGGAGGCCCGTCAGAGAATTCTGATTCGGGCCTCTCTAGTTTTATGGAACCAACATCTAGTTGTTTTACATTATTATAGATTCCATAAAATTCTTCTAAATTTGCTGCTGTCCCGTTTTCTTTAAAAGCATATCTTGTTGTGTTATCTCCATTAAAATAAGGAAGATTTAAAAAATTTCCTGTGTCCTCTTCTGATTTTAATTCTATTTGTTTTGGAAATACCTCTGCATTTCCAAAACCTAATATTGCTCTAATTTGATTTAGTTTATCCCTCATGATTTTAGCTTCTATATTTTTATCCGAAAATAAAAAGATATGGGCGCCTCCAGATTTAGATCGACATACTACTAGAGGTAATTTTAATACTTTAATTTTGTTTAATAATTTTTGATGATCAAATCCGGCATAGCTATCCACATCTATACATCCCCATTTACATGTATCTTCTTCATTAATAGGAATTATTCCTAAACTTGGTTCTGTGCCGTGTAAATGTTTGTGCCAAAGATCTTCAGTAACTTTTTCTCTTTTGACAAAAGATTTAGTTTTTAATTTAACCC